GCTGGACTTCATGCGGAACCCGCTCCCGCTGGAGTGCTGGGCACAGTTCCAGGAAGGTGAAGCCACAGCGGATTTCAAAGCCGTGCCCGGTGAGGAAGCACTGAAGGCCATCAAGGCAGAGCATGTACCGCGCCTGATCCGGATCTTCCAGCAGTGGAAGGCGGGTGCCGATTTCAAAGCCCTCCGGATCACGGCGATGAAGGAATGCCCCGGCCTGACACAGATCTGGGAGGAACCTTTCCAGGCGCTGTACACGGTGGCAGACGGTGAGATCGTGATCCGGTTCCGGCAGAACAACGACGCGGTGGAGGTCGCCGCAGACCACCTGACCAAAGCGAAGTAAGCCCCTGCGGATTTGAAAGCGGTTCAGCCAAGCGCTGGCCGCTTTTCCTTTTGCCCGCGTCGCCGCCACGTTGGCCCCTGTCGCGGGCTTGGCGGCAAGGGCCAAGGAAGAACCCGACAGGGCGAAACGGCGCGAACGTGGGCCAAACACGGCGCGGATTTGAAAGCCGCCCAGAGACGATGAAAGCCGCCTTCCGGATTGGAAAGCGGCTGTATTCGTGTGTCCCTGCGGCAGGTGTTGTCCAGATGTTGTCTTACCAGTGTGTGCCCCGCTGCAGGCTTCTCTCCAGCGCGGGCTTCAGGATGGTGTTGATTTGAGAGCGCAGGCCGAGCTTCCGGTAGGCCTCTTCGATGCCCTTGTAGTAGGCGCTGTGGGGCGGCGACTGGCGAATCATCTTCATGATGTAAATCATGCCTTCGATTTGAGAGCCGTCCGACATGTGCACGGGCCACCGTTCCTTGATGTAGTAGCTGGGGAATCCTTCGTAGCGGTCAAGGCTCCGTTCGTCGCGGTCGTTGATTTCCCAGACGGCAACGGGCACCCGGTTGCGCTGGTCTCCTGTCTTTTCGACGGTGGCGTGGAGGTAAAACTCCAGCCGGGCTCCGGCGATGTACCCGGTGCCGATGAGCCGGGCATCCGGACAGCGGAATGCCATCTGTTCCTGAACCATGTTGCTTCCGTAAGCGATGTATTTCATTGCGGTTATCCTCCTTGTCGATTTGAAAGCTGCGTCAGGCGACATCCTGCCGGGTGTGCTTGACAATCTTGTAGCTGATCGGCGCGCCGGTGATGCTGTAGTTTCCAAGGCCAATCACGTACTCCATGCACTTCTGTGCCTCCTGAAGTGTCCTGAACTCTCCGCTATACGGAAGCCACCTGTGGGCTGTTCCTTTGCAGAATACCTGATAAGTGGTCATGATGCAATGCCTCCTTCTTGATTTGAAAGCCCTGCCGGGCGGTCCATTACTCACTCTGCCCGGCGGGAAAGTCAACGGGTTTGTGTGCCTGCAGTCCAGCTTAATTCAAAAGCTGTGCCCGCAGGCGAAGGGTCAGGCTGCTGATTTCCCGGTGTGTCATGCCGAGGATTTCCAGATCGTTTCTGCCATTGATGGTCGCCATCAGGATTTCGAAGAGCTCCGTCTTGAAATCCGGCGCGTGGTTTTCCGGGTCTTCCTGCCGGAACTGTGCCCAATCGCGGTGCAGGTCTTGCAGGCTGTATACGCGGTCGTCGTTCAGGTCGATGAACTGCATGGTGTGTACCTCCTTCTTGATTTGGAAGCCTGTGGCTCCGGGTGAAGGTTCCCGATTCAGGAGCCCTCAACCGGAACCGCCGGAGCGGTTGCCGTGTGCGTCAGCGGATGGTGTACCGCTTGCCCTTCGCTGTGATTTCGAAGCGGCGCTTGCCGTCCTCGTTCCAGACCCGTTCCATCTTTTCGATGTCCTCCAGCCTGCAGGTTTTCATCTTCGGCTGTTTCCGGAGCCAGCGCAGGGCCGTCGATTTGAAAGCGTCGCCCAGCGTCTCCCGGCGGTCTGTGTGGCTGGCGCGGTAGCGCTCCATCCGGATGCGCCCGATGCTGGCGGCTTCGTCGAGCCCGAGGTACCAGCCCTCGCCGCGACCGTTGACCTCGGCCCACTTGATTTGGAAGCTGGGCTCCAGTCGGCTGTTCCAGATGGTGCCGTCCCAGCGGTCGCCGACCCAAGTGTCTGCCGCCGCCCGCCCGACGGTCAGGGTGACCACGTCGCCGTGGAAGCCGTCGCTGATGTGGCTCCAGCAAAGCCCGCGTTCAAGGAGAACCCGGATGATTTCGGAGCCGTTGGTGAGGTCGATGTGCGCGATTTCGCCCTGCGAACCGTTCATGGTGTCCGGGAAAATGGTGTACCCCTGATTCAGGAGCTCGGTGACCTTCTGGGTGTACGCGTTGCGGATGTCCTGCTTTTTCATGGTGTGTTCCTTTCCGGGCTCTCGGCCCTGTCGATTTGAAAGCTGTGGCTGGCGCGGGCTTACTTGGCCTCGCGGATTTCGAAGCGGGTGGTGCCGTGTGTCCAAGGGTTGCTCCGCTCCTCGATTTCGAAGCGGCGCTTCATGGCCTGTGCCTGCTCGAGGGTCTTGGTGCCGCCGACCAGACAGCCGTTGCTGTTGTAGATGTGCCAGCGGACGCCGATGTGCTTTCCGTAGGCGATGGCCTGATTCCGGTTCATCATGGGGTGTACCTCCTTGGGCTGTGTGCCCTGCTTGATTTGGAAGCTGTGCGGCTTCCCGCGACCGGGCGATTCCTGTGCCCGGTTTCGGCCCGGTGCCGCCGGGCCATCATCAGGCGGGTTGGTTTCAAAGCTGTGTCCTCCCGGGTGTGCGCCGCCGGGTTCAGGAGGCCCGGCGGGTGGTCTCGGCACCGTTCCTCCAAGCCGCGTTGCCGGGCATGTGCTTCAGGAGGTGTGTGCGGGCGGTCTTGAACTCCTCGCCGTTCATGCCCAGCCGGAGGAGCCAGCACCGGAAGGTGTATGCCGGGTTGTCGGTGACCGGGCGGGCCGGGCTCGCGGAAGCCACCGTCAGGGCTTGGTGGGAAATCGCGAGGCAAAGCTGGATGTAGGCCTTGACCTCTCCGGCGTGAAGTGTGCTGTTGAAGGCCCGGAACTCGATGGTGCCCTTCTGGAAAACGCTGTGCAGGTTCAGCAGGTGGTACCGGGAGGGGTCGTAGTGCTGGTGTGCGTGGTAGGCCCAGTCGCGGTCGTCGTACCAAATCCGGGCGAACTCCTCGGAGGTGGTCGGGCGGCGGCGGTTCAGGGTCGCGAGGAAGTCCGGGTCGACGGGCTGGCACCAGCGGCTCCGGCGCTCCGGGCTGATTTGGAGGGCTTGGGTCAGGAGGTCTTCCTTGGCGTTGACCAAGTTGACCAAGTTCCGCAGGGTTTTGGGGGTGTGCTCCCCAAGGCCGACGTGTACGTGGATGCCGCAGGAGGGGTCGGCGTGTGCCCCAGCCGCCCGGAGGGCCCGGACGCAGGCCTGCACCGTTTCGATGTCTTCCCAGCGGCAAATCGGGCTCACAAACTCTGTGCCTTGGTCGCGCGGCCCGGCGATGCTCGCGTCGCTGACCAGCTTCCACCGCCGCCCGTCCGGCGCGGTGACCTCCCAAGCGTCGTACGCGCCGCCCGCATGCCGGAAGGTCGCTCCTTCGCCGAGGGTTTCCGCGACCACCTGCGCGGCCCGCTGGCGGGTGATGTGGTTCATCTCGATCTCGATGCCGAAGGTCTGGGTTTTCATGGGGGTCTCCTTTCTTCCGGCGGCGGCTTCTCCCGCCCGGCCCGGCTGTGCCTTCTGGGCGGTTTCCCGCCCGGCGCGTACATCCATCACTCTGCCGGGCCGAAAAGTCAACGGTTTTTTTTGCGAAAAAGGAGGCCGCGCTTCCTTATACATGCGCGTAAGGGCCGGAAAAAAACCCGGTTTTTTTTCGCCGGGCGGGCGGTTTTTCGCCGCCCGGGCGGGCACACCGACCCGCCGCCCGGAACCGCCGCCGGGCACACTTTCCGACTTTGCTCTGCGAAAGTCCGACGGGCGGCACACTTCTCCGCTTTGCTCTGGAAAAGTCCACCCGGGCACAGGACTTTCCGACTTTGCTCTGGTGAAGTCCGGGCGGGCGGCGCTTCTCCGCTTTGCCGTGAAGAAGTCCGGCGGGCGGCACACTTCTCCGCTTTGCTCTGGCGAAGTCGGCGGGCAGGTCGGTGTGCCCAGCCGCCGGGCCGAGGTGCGCCCGGGAGGGGGTGGTCAGATCCCTGGGTGTGCCTGGCGGAGACCGCGCCCCCCTCACGCGTGAATTTCCGACAAATTCGGGGGTGGGGGTATCGGCCCGCCCGGACATCAAAAAAGCCGCCCTGAAGGACGGCAGAAGGAGGAACCGTGAATACGAATCTGAACATGCAGACCATGCCCATTGACCGGCTGAAGCCTGCGAAATACAACCCCAGGAAAGACCTGAAACCGGGTGATCCCGCGTATGAGAAGATCAAGCGCAGCCTTCATGACTTCGGGTATGTCGACCCCATCGTCTGGAACGAGGTGACGGGCAACATTGTCGGCGGTCACCAGCGCTACAAGGTGCTGAAAGCCGAAGGCGCGACCGAAGTGGACTGCGTTGTGGTACACATCGAGAACCCTTCGGATGAGAAGGCGCTGAACATTGCGCTCAACAAAGCCACAGGCGACTGGGAGCCCACGGCCCTGGCTGACCTGCTGCAGGATCTGCAGAGCGCCGGATATGATCTCGGCGCGACAGGCTTTGACGCTGCTGAGGTGGACGATCTCTTCTCCAAGGTGCATGACAAGGATGTGCATGACGATGACTGCGAGATCGATCCGGAAACGGTCAACGCATATGTACAGCCCGGCGACATCTGGACGCTGGGCAGGCACCGCATGATGTGTGGAGACAGTACCTCCCCGGAGGCAGTGGACGCGCTCATGGACGGCATCAAGGCCAACCTGGTCGTGACCGATCCTCCCTACAACGTCGCGTATGAGTCCGCTGACGGAAAGAAGATCCAGAACGACAGCATGGCAGACGAGCAGTTCTTCACCTTCCTGCTGGCCGCTTTCCAGAACATGGCGGCGCATATGGCCGAGGGCGGCAGCGCCTACATCTTCCATGCGGATACCGAAGGGCTGAACTTTCGCCGGGCTTTCAAAGAGTCCGGCTTTCATATTTCCGGGGTATGCATCTGGGTGAAGAACAGCCTGGTGCTGGGCCGCAGTCCATATCAATGGCAGCACGAGCCCGTGCTTTACGGCTGGCTCCCCAACGGGAAGCATAAATGGTTCGCCGACCGGAAACAGTCCACCATCTGGAATTTTGACAAGCCCAAGAAGAGCGCCGACCATCCGACCATGAAACCGATTCCGCTGCTGGCGTATCCGATTAAGAACAGCAGCGCACCGAACGCCGTGGTGATGGATCTGTTCGGCGGCAGCGGTTCCACCCTCATCGCCTGGGAACAGACCGACCGGATCTGCCGGACGATGGAGCTTGACCCGAAGTACGCGACAGTTATAGTGGAGCGTTTTCACCTGGAGTACCCGGATCAGGAGATCACTGTGCTGCGGGACGGGCAGACAATTCCCTATGACAGCATCGTCACAGGGAGTTAAGCACCCCTCAGAAACACACGTTCCCCAGACAGTATCCAGACACTGTCGCCATAGAAACACACTTTTCAAGAGAAACGGAGGTGAAACCAGATGGCCACCAGAGGAAGAAAGCCCCTGCCCACGGCCCTGAAAGAACTGGAGGGCGACCGTGGCAAGGGCAGACGACCGCTGAACAAGGATGAGCCGACGCCGCCCCAGGACAACGTGAAGTGTCCTGCCTGGCTGATGCCGGAAGCAAAGAAGGAATGGAAGCGTCTGGCTCCCTCCCTGATCGCCATGGGTGTTCTCACCGAACATGACATGGAAGCCTTCGCCGGATACTGCCAGGCTTACGCCCGGTGGCGGGAAGCTGAAGAATTCCTATCTCAGCACGGCACCATCTTCAAAACGCCCAGCGGCTATGTTCAGCAGGTGCCGCAGGTCAGCATCGCCATGCAGAACCTGAAAATCATGCAGTCCTTCTGCTCGGAGTTTGGCCTGACGCCTGCCAGCCGTGCCCGGCTCTATGCCAACAGCGGCGACAGCGCAGCCAGCGACGACCCGATGGAATCCGTCCTGAAGGGAGGCTGGCAGGATGTTCAGTGAAGCGAAGGCCCGACGGGTGACGCAGTTCATTGAGTGCCTGAAGCATACCAAGGGAGAATTCCACGGAGAGCCGTTCAAGCTGCTGCCCTGGCAGGAAAAGATCATCCGGGATGTGTTCGGCACCGTCCGGGACGATGATCCGTCCATGCGGCAGTACAACACGGCCTACATTGAGATCCCGAAGAAGAACGGAAAGAGTGAGCTCGGCGCTGCCATCGCCCTGAATATGCTCTGCAACGACGATGAGTGGCGGGCGGAGGTTTACTCCTGCGCCAGCGACCGTCAGCAGGCGGCTATCGTTTTCGATGTGGCCGTCGATATGGTGAAGCAGTCACCGGCGCTCAGCAAGCGGATCAAGATCATTCCTTCTACAAAAAGAATGGTCTACCAGCCGACCGGAAGTATCTATCAGGTGCTGTCCAGCGAGGTGGCCACCAAGCACGGCCTGAACGTGAGCGCCTGCATCTTCGACGAGCTTCACACCCAGCCCACCCGCGCTTTGTATGACGTCATGACCCAGGGCAGCGGCGACGCCCGGAAGCAGCCGCTTTGGTTCCTGCTGACAACGGCTGGCACCGATCGGAACAGCATTTGCTGGGAGGTTCATCAAAAAGCCCTGGATATCATCGAAGGCAGGAAGGATGATCCTCGCTTCTACCCTGTGCTCTACGGCCTGCCGGATGACGCCGACTGGACGGATGAGCGCAACTGGTACAAAGCCAACCCCTCTCTGGATCAGACGATCTCCATCGACAAGGTACGGGATGCATTCCGCAAGGCCCAGGAGACGCCCGCTGATGAGAACATGTTCCGTCAGCTGCGCCTGAACCAGTGGGTCAAGCAGAGTATCCGCTGGATGCCCATGGACAAATGGGATGAATGCGGCGGCGCTGTCAATGAGTATGAACTGGAAGGCCGCGCCTGCTACGCCGGACTTGACCTTTCCAGTACCAGTGACCTTACGGCCATGGTGCTGGTGTTCCCGCCAAGGGATGACGAAGAGCAGTACATTGTGCTGCCGTACTTCTGGCTTCCGGAGGAAACCATGCAGCTGCGCGTCCGGCGCGACCATGTGATGTATGACAAGTGGGAGCGCCAGGGTTTCATCCATACGACCGAGGGCAACGTGGTGCATTACGGCTTTATCGAGCAGTTCATTACCAAGCTGGGAGAACGGTTCAACATCCGGGAAATTGCCTATGACCGCTGGAACGCCACCATGATGGTACAGACCCTGGAAGACGATGGCTTCAACATGGTGCCGTTTGGACAGGGCTTCCGGGATATGAGCCCGCCGACCAAGGAACTGATGCGCATCGTGCTGGAACGGAAGCTGAATCACGGTGGGCACCCGGTGCTCCGGTGGAACATGGACAATGCCTTCGTGCGCACTGATCCTGCCGGGAACCTGAAAATTGACAAGGAAAAATCCACGGAGAAGGTGGACGGAGCGGTTGCTCTGGTTATGGCGCTAGACAGGGCCATGAAGAATCAGGGCGGCGAATCCGTCTACGACACCCGTGGTCTTTTGATTATCTGATGGAGGTGCGACATGCCTCAAAAACCTAGAAGACCCTGCCGCTATCCCGGATGCCCAGGTTTCTGCGAACAGGGTCAGGTGTTCTGTAAGGATCATATGGAGTGGAGCAGCGACAGACTGCGCGGCGGTGCCGATGCCCGTGGGTACGACAGCCGCTGGCGTAAGGCCCGCGCTCTCTTCCTGAAGCAGCATCCGCTGTGCGCCTTCTGCCAGGCCGAGGGCAAGGTTGTGCCCGCAACGGTGGTTGATCACATCATTCCGCACCGGGGTGATCAGCGGCTGTTCTGGGATCAGGCCAACTGGGAGCCGCTCTGCAAGGGATGCCATGACAAGAAAACGGGCTCCGGCCTATAAGATTGGAGGACAACATGAAGAATCCATTTTCCGGTCTCTTCCGTGCGCGGGACAAGCCCCAGGACAGCGTCAGTGCCGCTCCTACCTTTTACTTTGGCACCAGCGGTTCCGGCAAGGCGGTCAATGCCCAGACAGCGATCCAGCTTTCCACAGTGTACGCCTGCGTCCGGGTAATTTCGGAAACGGTCGCCAGCCTTCCGCTGGGTGTATATGAAGCCAAAGAAGACGGTAACCGCAAGGCAACGGAGCATCCGCTGTATCGCCTGGTTCATGATGAGCCCAACAGCGAGATGACATCCTTTGTGCTGCGGGAGGTCATGCTGGCGCATCTGCTTTTGTGGGGCAACAGCTACTGCCAGATCATCCGCACAGGCCGGAACAAGATCACTGGTCTATACCCCCTGCTGCCGGACAAGATGACTGTGGATCGGGATAAGAACGGCATCCTGACCTATACCTATATGACCAATACCGGCCAGACGGTGGTGCTGTCTCCTGAGGATGTGCTTCATATCCCCGGACTAGGCTTTGATGGTGTTATGGGCTACAGCCCCATCGCGCTGGAGAAGAATGCTATCGGCCTGGGCATCGCTTCCGAAGAATACGGCAGCAAGTTTTTCTCCAACGGCGCTCGCCCTTCCGGCATTCTGACGCACCCGAACACCGTGAAAAACCCAAAGGCATTGCGAGAAAGCTGGAACGCAGCCTACGGCGGATCATCCAACGCGAATCGGGTGGCCATCCTGGAAGAAGGTATGAAGTTTGAGCCCATGGCGGTGCCCAACAATGAAGCGCAGTTCCTGGAAACCCGAAAGTTTCAGGTGGATGAAATCTGCCGGATCTTCCGGGTGCCGCCCCACCTGGTCGGCGATCTGGAGCATGCCACATTCTCGAATATCGAGCACATGAGCATCGATTTTGCCGTGCACACTATTCGCCCCTGGCTCGTCCGTATCGAGCAGGCCATGAACCGCGCCCTTTTTACCGATCAGGAGAAGGGGCGCTTCTATGTACAGTTCAATATCGACGGCCTGATGCGCGGTGACTACAAGTCCCGGATGGAGGGCTATGCCATTGCCCGACAAAACGGCTGGATGTCCGCCAACGACATCCGGGCACTGGAGAACCAGAACCCCATCCCGGCGGATCAGGGCGGTGACGCCTACCTGGTCAACGGCAACATGATTCCCATTACTACTGCTATGAAGCAGCAGACCGACGATGCCAGCAGGCAGACTCAGCCTGAAAGAAGGGAGCGGATGCAGCCTTGATTGTTCCCAGCCTGTTCGTCATTGCCGCGCTCATTTTACTCAGCATCCTGCTGATGATTGCCATCGGCTGGACGCATCGACATTAAGGAGGAATTCGCTATGCGACATTTCTGGAACTGGGTCAAAAACGACGATGAGACCCGTACCCTGTATCTGGAAGGTGTGATTGCTGAGGAATCCTGGTTCTCCGATGATATCACACCCGCGATGTTCAAGGAGGAGCTTTTCTCCGGAAACGGCCCCATTACCCTGCACATCAACAGCCCCGGCGGCGACTGCATTGCAGCCAGTCAGATCTACACCATGCTTATGGATTATCCCGGCGACGTCACCGTGCAGATCGACGGCATGGCGGCTTCTGCTGCTTCCGTCATCGCCATGGCGGGCACCCGGGTGTGCATGAGTCCGACCAGTATGATGATGATTCATAATCCCTTCACCATGGCTATGGGTGACACCGAAGAAATGCGGAAGGCCATCCAGCTGCTGGACGAGGTGAAGGAAAGCATCATCAATGCGTACCAGATCAAGACAGGCCTCAGTCGGGATGAGCTCTCAAAGCTCATGGACGGCGAGACCTGGATGAACGCCCTGAAGGCCAAGGAGCTCGGCTTCTGTGATGAGGTGCTCTATACCGGAGACTTGGATCTGCCCGACAACGTGTCGGGTTTTTCAAGTCTCCGGTATAGA